AGACCTAACTACGGGTCTTAAAGATACTGTAAAAGCAGTAGCAGAAGAACTTAATATCAAACCAGCACTTATCAATAAAGCAATTAAAGTTGCTCACAAAGGTGATTGGTCAAAAGTAGCAGATGAGTTTGACGACTTAGAAACTTTGGTTGTTACCGTAGGCAAAGACAAGTAGTGAGTATTAGAGGATTTTTTAAACAAAGCTACGATTCGCACCCAAGAGCATTTTACCTAGAAATGGTAAGTGCTATTACGGTCATTATAGGTAGTGGTATTCTTACCTATACAGTTCTTGCACCAAGGCCAGACATATTCATTCCATTTTATTGGATTGGAAGTGTTACAGGATTCTTTGGAGCATATTATAGAAGTTCAGCATGGGTTATGGTTTTAACCGCATGGTTTACAACAATGAATACCATAGCACTTTGGAAGTTATTTTTATGATTTATATGGTTGACATCGATGGAACAATATGTTATACTACAGGTAGTAATTATGAAGAAAGTAGGCCAATTCAAGAAAGAATTGATCACTTCAATAAACTATACGATGAAGGACATGAAATTAATTATTGGACAGCCAGAGGCTCTAAATCAGGAACCGACTGGCATGGATTTACTAAGGCACAATTACTCAGTTGGGGAGTTAAATTTACAACACTTAAATTAGGCAAACCACATTACGATATATGGATAGATGATAAGGCACAAAATGACAAAGAATACTTTAGAAACAAAAGATATACAGGCTAAACCATACCAACCTCTAGCATGGTTGTTCACTGCAACCTTGATAGGAGCCGCAACAATGGCGGCGTTTAATATGTACCCTTGGTACAGTTATGCGTTCACAGTATCAAACTTGGGTTGGGTAGTAATAGGTATATTATGGAAAGAAAAGTCCTTGATTGTTTTAAACGCAGGACTTACAATAATATATATAATCGGTCTAATCAGTGATTGGATTAACTAGAAGGTATAGTCGGCCACAAGCGACAGTTTGGTATTTGCCAGCCTCAAATGGCATACAGAGGAGAATAAATGAGCTACGTAGATGCACAATTCGATCGTGACCAAGACGTTATAAGAGTAGTAGAACGTAAAGAAGGTAAACGACATTTCACAGAATATCCTGTAAAGTACACTTTCTATTATAAAGATCAAAGAGGAAAGTATAAAAGTATTTACGGTGATCCCCTAAATAGAATAGTAGCAAGAAACACAAAGCAGTTTAGAAAAGAACTTGCTATAAATCAAAACAAAGAATTATTTGAAAGTGATGTTAATCCAATATTCCAATGTTTAAGTGAGCAGTATCTAAATGTTGATGCTCCTAAACTAAACGTTTGCTTTTTTGATATTGAGACTGACTTTGATCCTGAAAGAGGATTTGCTGATCCTAGTGATCCATTTATGCCAATTACTGCAATCACAGTACACTTGCAATGGCTAGAAAGTCTTGTTACATTTGCTATTCCGCCTAAGGGCTTAACAATGGAAGAAGCAAAAGAACAAGTTAAAGATTTCCCTAATACATATTTGTATGAAAAAGAAGCAGATATGCTTGAAGCATTTCTTGATATCATACAAGACAGTGACATACTAACAGGTTGGAACAGTGAAGGTTATGATATTCCTTATACTGTTAATCGTGTAAAAAGAGTTTTAAGTAAAGATGACACAAGACGTTTTTGTTTATGGAAACAACTTCCTAAGAAACGTGAGTATGAAAAGTATGGTAAGAAAGCTGAGACCTATGACCTAATAGGCAGAGTGCATTTAGATAGTTTGGAACTATATCGTAAATACACATATGAAGAAAGACATACTTACAGACTTGACGCCATTGGAGAAATGGAAGTTGGTGAAAAGAAAACTGTGTATGAAGGTACACTCGATCAACTTTATAACAATGACTTCCGAACGTTCATTGAGTACAACAGACAAGACGTTGCACTACTGGACAAGCTGGATAAAAAACTAAAGTTCATAGATTTATCAAATGAACTAGCTCATGCAAATACTGTTTTGCTACAGACCACAATGGGTGCGGTAGCAGTTACAGAACAAGCAATCATTAACGAAGCACATCACAGAGGACTACAGGTTCCTAACAGGCCAAAACGTGACGAAGAAAATACTGCGGCGGCTGGTGCCTATGTTGCATTTCCTAAGAAGGGTGTACATAAGTGGATAGGTAGTATGGACTTGAACAGTCTATATCCTAGTGTTATTCGTGCATTGAATATGGATCCTGCAACTATTGTAGGACAACTACGTCCAGAGCATACAGAAGCATTCGTGCATGATCAAATGACATTACAGAAGAAGTCATTTGCAGGTGCATGGGAAGGTAAGTTCGGTACATTAGAATATGAAGCAGTTATGGAAAAGAGAAAAGACTTTAACATAACAGTAGACTTTGAGAATGGCGATAGCGAAATGTTAAGTGCCGCAGAAGTTTACAAACTAATTTTTGACAGCAACCAACCATGGATGCTAACTGCTAACGGTACTATATTAACAAATGAACATGATGGTGTTATTCCAGGCTTGTTGAAAAGATGGTATAGCGAACGTAAAGAGCTACAAGCTATGAAAGGAAAAGCCATTGATGCAGGTAATAAAACAGAAATTGCGTTTTGGGATAAACGTCAGCTCGTTAAAAAAATTAATCTTAACAGTTTATACGGTGCTATTCTTAACCCTGGTTGTAGGTTTTTTGATAAACGTATTGGCCAAAGTACTACACTTACTGGTCGTGCTATCGCAAAACACATGAGCGCCGAGGTTAATAAAGTTATTACAGGAACATATGATCACGTAGGAGATAGTATTATATATGGTGATACTGACTCTGTGTACTTTAGTGCATTTCCGATACTAAAGAAAGAGATTGAAGCAGGACAGATTCCTTGGAACAAAGATAGTGTTATTAAACTTTATGATCAAGTATGTGGAGAAGCAAACAAAACGTTTGGTAAGTTTATGATGGAGGCATTCCATTGTCCAAAGAGTAGATCAGATGTTATTGCGGCAGGTAGAGAGATTGTTGCAGAGTCAGGCTTGTATATTACAAAGAAACGTTATGCGGCTTTGATATATGATAACGAAGGACAACGTGTAGACGTAGACGGTAAAGCTGGTAAGGTAAAAGCTATGGGCTTAGATCTTAAACGTTCTGATACGCCTGTGTTTATGCAAGACTTCTTGAGTGAGATACTTATGATGGTGTTGCAAGAAAGAAGTGAAAAAGATATACTAGAACGTATTAGTGAATTTAGAACAGAATTTAAACTACGTCCAGGCTACGAAAAAGGTAGTCCTAAACGTGCAAACAGAATAGGTGACTATCAACGTAAAGAACAACGTGAAGGTAAAGCTAATATGCCCGGACACGTTCGAGCAAGTATTAACTGGAACACGTTAAAACGTATGAATGGTGACAAGTACAGTATGGAGATTGTTGACGGTATGAAAGTTATTGTTTGCAAACTAAAACAAAATCCATTAGGCTATACTAGTGTTGCATATCCAACAGATGAACTTAGACTTCCAGAGTGGTTTAAGGAACTTCCGTTCGATGGTGATGCTATGGAAGAAACAATCATTGACAACAAATTAGGCAACTTGATCGGCGTGTTAAATTATGATGTGGCAAGTACACTTCAGAAAAACACATTTAATAACTTATTTGACTTTGGAGGCGAATAATATGAAAAACAAAAGGAATAGACTTGAAAGGAAACTTGACGAGTATAATCACACAATGGAACTAATTAGAACTATTGTGCCGATAGCAGTTTTAGTTTTACAAGTAATCATATTAATGAAGTTGGTATAACATGGCAGTACATGGAATGATAGACTTAGAAACACTAGGCGTTGAGCCAGATAGTGTTATTATCACCGTAGGTGCTATTAAGTTTGATCCATATACCAATGAAGAGCCCCATAGTGGATTATATTTACGTTGTGATATAGAAGAACAGTCTGAAGAACTAGGTAGAACTATAGACGATAACACAATGGAATGGTGGACAAAACAACCAAAGAACATTCAGGACGAAGCCTTTGGAGAGCATGAAGACCGTGTTGACATGGACCAGCTCACAAAAGCTCTAAATAAGTTCTGTGTTGGTGTTGATCAATTATGGTGCCAAGGCCCATTGTTTGATTATGCTATACTACAAAACTTATATAAGAATGTTAAAAAACCGTGTCCGTGGAACTTCTGGCAAATCAGAGACAGTAGAACTGTGTTTAGTATGATGCCAAGTGATCCACGTAAAGCAATACAAGAAGAAATGCACAATGCACTTGCTGACTGTTACTACCAAGCAAAATGTATTCAATCAACCTTCAAACATTTTGGAGTTAAAAAATGAAGTACAAAGCAAAGAGTAACATACTAAAGAAAGGCGAGGACAGTATTTCTTTTAGTGTACAAAGACGTAAAAAGGTAGCACACATAAGTTATTACTATGTGTACGACGGACACAAAGAAGATGTCATTTGTAGTCTAGCAGATGCAGATGATAGATATGAAAGTGCCATTAAGGCAGGATATAAGGTAGCATTTTGAAAATATTATTAACAGGTAGCAAGGGCTTTTTAGGAAGCCACCTCGTCAAAAAATTGACGGCTCATCAGGTATATTGTATTGATAGATCCGATGGACAGGACTTGCTGACTTGCGATTTAAACTATGATGTTGATCTAGTAATCCATTTAGCAGGTGAAAGTGGTATAGCTAAAAGTTTAGACCACCCACAAGCATATTGGGAAAACAATGTCATAGCAACTAAAAGACTATTTGATCATTTCAAAGGCACAAGGATTATGTATGCAAGTTCTAGTACTGCAAAAGAACCAAACAGAAATCCTTATGCTATGACAAAATACACACTAGAAAAACTTGCACCACAAACAAGTACAGGACTGCGTTTTTGCACTATATATAGTAATAGTCAGCAAAGGCCCAATATGTTCGTACCTCGTTTACTACGAAAAGAAATAGAGTATATTCATACCAACCATAAACGAGATTTTATCCATATAGATGATGTTTGTAGTGCCATTACGTTTCTTATGAATCGTGATGCACCTGGTGTATATGATATTGGAACGGGTATCAGTACACCGTTAAAAGAGATTACGGATTTTTTCGATATTAAATGTGAAGAAAGAATCGGTGGTGAAAACGAAAGGTTATGCAATAAGGCTGACATTTCGAAACTAACAGACTTTGGGTGGGAACCTAAAATCAAATTATTTGAGTACCTAAAGTCGCAAAAGGACTTGACTTTATGATTAAAGTTATGTACAATATAACAATGGAGAAAAATCAATGAAAGATATCTTACAAGATGTAGTTGCACATACACACTCGCTAGGTTTTCTTAATCTAGTAAAGGTTACAGGAGATAGTGCAAATACACAAATCGAAAGTATGGCAGAAGATAGAAGTGTTATTCTAACTGCTGATACTAAAAATCCTGTAACAGAGTTTGCGGCAACGTTTGGTATGCCTAATTTAGATAAGCTGGCTTTACACTTAAAGAATCCAGAGTATCAAAAGAATGCAAAACTTTCCGTAGAGAAAGCAACTAGAAATGGTGAAGAAGTTCCAACACACATTCACTTTGAGAATGAAGCTGGTGACTTCCAGAATGATTACAGATTTATGAATCAAGAGATCATCAACGAAAAACTTAAAAGTGTTAAGTTTAAAGGTGCTAGTTGGGAAGTAGAATTAGAGCCAACTATTGCAAGTATTACAAGAATGAAATTGCAAAGTGCGGCACATACAGAAGAAACTGTGTTTACTGTAAAAACTGAAAACAATAATTTAGTATTTTACTTTGGTGATCATAGTACACACGCAGGATCATTTGATTTTGCTAAAGGTATTACAGGTGAACTTAAACACGCATGGAGTTGGCCAGTAGCACAGGTACAATCTATTTTAGGACTAGATGGAAAACTTACAATGAAGATTTCCGATCAAGGTGCTATGCAGATAAGTGTTGATAGTGGAATGGCTACTTACAATTATATTTTACCTGCACAATCTAAGTAGGAGAAGTGAGTGAATACGAATCTAACTAATGCACAAAAAGACTACGCAGTATTTCTCCCTGCCATTAGTGGGTTCTTTGCAACGTTTGTTGGTAAACAACGTTATGAGGAATATGTTGAGAAAAGTAGAATACCAAAGAACTTTCCAACAGAAGTAGAAAGTCTGAACTGGCTTGAACCTAAAGCTAGTATGTTCCAATACCATTGGAGTTTATATTCGGCAGGACACGCCGAGCTAGATGTAAACAAAGACTCGCCTAAAGAGGATATGATCCGTAATAGAGATCGTAACAACAGTTGGCTACTTGGTGATTCAGGTGGTTTCCAAATAGGTAAGGGTGTATGGGAAGGTGACTGGAAAGATCCTAACTGTCCTAAAGCTAAAAAGAAACGTGAACAAGTCCTTACGTGGATGGACGCATATATGGACTATGGAATGATACTTGATATTCCTGCCTGGGTGTCAAGAAGCCCTGCTGGTGCAAAAGCAACGGGTATTGACAACTATCAGGATGCCGTAAATGCCACTCGCATAAACAACGATTACTTTATGAAAAATCGTAATGGTAATTGTAAATTCCTAAATGTATTACAAGGTGAGAATCATACAGATGCTGAAGATTGGTATCAGCAAATGAAAGACTATTGTGATCCTAAGAAATACACAGATCACTTTAATGGTTGGTCCATGGGTGGACAAAATATGTGTGATATTCATTTAGTATTGAAAAGATTAGTAGCACTACGTTTTGATGGTTTACTAGAAAAAGGTAAGCATGACTTTATGCACTTCCTAGGTACAAGTAAACTAGAGTGGGCTACATTACTTACTGACGTACAAAGAGCAGTTCGTAAGTACCACAATGAAAACTATACTGTAACGTTTGACTGTGCAAGTCCTTTCTTAGCAACTGCTAACGGACAACTGTATATTCAAACAGAAACACAGGATAGAAGCAAATGGGTATATCGAATGGTGCCAAGCATTGATGATAAGAAGTATGCTAGTGATACTAGAAACTTCCGTGATGCAGTATTGGCCGATGGTATATTTAAAAACTTTACAGACAGTCCTGTAAGCAAAGGATTGGAAGTAAAAGATATTTGCATTTATGCTCCAGGTGACCTAAATAAGATAGGTAAAGAAGGCAAGACATCTTGGGATAGCTTTAGTTATGCTATACAGATGGCACATAACGTATGGAGTCATATTAATGCAGTACAAGAAGCTAACAGGTGCTATGATAACGGAATATATCCTAGTATGTTAGTACAAGAGAAGTTCGATAGATTATACTTTAGAGATGTTGTTGAGGCTATATTTGCCACAGACAATAGAGATAAAGCAAATGAGATTATCGAAGAGTTCTCAAGATTCTGGATGTCAATCATTGGCACTAGAGGTGCAACTGGTAAAAAGACTATCAATGCACAAACACAATTTAACGCATTGTTTGATGATGCAGATAGTACTCCGGTTGTTGAAGAAACTGAAGTTGAAGATTTACAGGAAAGTAAATTGGAGGAGTTAGAAAATGAACAAAGCAAGTAAGAGTGAAAAGAAACTAAAAGAAGAACACAAATGGTATGACAGGATTACTGGCGAACTTACAAAAGAAAGAAAATTTGACAGGTCTTGGCAAACAGAAGAACTTTTAAAAAGAACTAAAAAAATTAAATTAGCAATTAAAGATAAGATAGAAAATATTAAAAAATGATTGAAACTGCACTATTTTCAACTTTGTTATTAGAAGAAAATCTTGACTTGGACAACAAGGCTATCAAGCAGGCTTGTTATGATATGAAAGAAGATCAACACTATAACGAACAAGAAGGTGG